ACCACATCGAAGAACTTAGGGGCTTTGCGAAATGTCCAAGAGGCGTAAGTGTTTCCGTTGTTGTTCCCGTAAAGCTCCCAGTTTTGTCCAAGTGAAAACCCATCAGAATTAAAAGAGGTTAAATCATAAGTTGGGCCGTTAGTTGTTCTGTTCGCTCTTACTGAGTTTGTATCCAGATAAACGGTGCGGCCCCTTTCCGTGTCAACAAGACCATGAATGGCACTACCATCACGTTGTTTAGTCCAAACCAAACCACCTTCGCCATCAAGGTCAATGCCGTTGGTGATCGTTTGTGCGGAACCCGTACTCTCATACAAATAAGTGCTGAACACCTCATCAATATCAAGGCCACCACCACCAGCATTGCCAGCGTTACCGGCGGCAGCTTGTAGCATCTTTTTCTTAGTTGTCATTATGTAAACCCCTTAAGCTAACGCCTGCCCCGCCGTAAATCCGTACCAATTTGTGCCGTCACGGGTGGTAAACACAAAAACATCCTTTGCAGATGCTGTTGCTGTCAGCGTTGGTGCCGTAGCCGCAGGCCAGTCCACGCTTGAGGGAAATGTCACAGCGAAGCCACTAGCAGAGCCATCTTGGATGATCTCAAGGCTAAAGCTGTACGCAGTGCCGCTAGCTGGCGGGTTGCTGAATGTAAACGTGGTGTTTTCTGTTAGCGTGTGACTGAAGCTGTTTCCGTTGTGGCAGTTAACCGTAGTAGCGTTAGAGCTAGATGTGACAGCGCCGTAGGTCTCGTTGTAACTCGCAGCTTTAAACTCACCCGTTACATTTGGTGACGCAAAGGTTGGGCTGTCAGTTGTTGACAGGCCCTGGTTAATAGCTTTGACAGACGCCACGCTAGCCAACTCGCTGTCCATCAAGGCACCAGCTGCAGTGACGTTGGTTGCGTCAGTTACATCTGCCCCTGCTTCAATCCCGTCGAGCTTTGTGCCATCAGTTGCAACATCTCTGCCATCAAATGTTGAGTTGGTAGTAATTGCGCCCGTCATTGCGCCGCCAGACTTAGGTAATGCGGCGTTTGCTGTTGTATTGGCTGACGTAGCGGTGGTGTTTAACGCACTGACATCTACACCGTCAAAGGTTTGACCTGAGTTAAAGACAATGTCACCAGTCATGGTTCCACCAGCTTTGGGTAGAGCGTTTGTAGCAAGTGTACCCTGGGCGGCTGTGGCGTAATCTGAGCTATCAAAAGCTTTTACTTGGGCAAGGTTTGTGACCTCACTGTCCATCAAGGCACCAGCTGCAGTTACATTAGCCGCGTCAGTTACATCAGCTGCAGCCTCTATTCCATCGAGCTTTGTGCCATCCGCTGCAACATCTCGACCGTCTACGTTCCCACTGACACTAATACTACCGAATGATGGGCTGTCGTTAGGTTGTACAGCGGTTCCAGCCAAAGTGCCTTGAGCAGCTGTGGCGTAGGCAGTTGCAGCAGTAGTAGACACTGTGCCTAAGCCTAAGTTAGTACGCGCTGTTGCCGCGCTTGCTACGTCAGAGAGATTGTTAGACGCAAGGAGATCACCTGAGCCACTACCAGCTGCGCCTTGTGGGCCCTGTGCGCCCGTTTCACCTTGAGGACCTTGAGGACCCGTTGCACCCTGTGGCCCAGTTGCTCCTGTGGCACCTGTTAAACCAGTAGACCCTTGTGGGCCTGTGGGGCCAGCTACTGTACTGTCAGCACCAGTTGCACCTGTTGGTCCCGCTGGACCTGTGGCACCCTGTGGTCCAGTAGCACCCTGGCTTCCAGTCGGCCCTTGAGGACCAGCAGCACCAGTTGCACCAGCAGGCCCCGTAGACCCAGTTGCACCAGTAGGTCCAGCAGCCCCAGTATTACCGCGTGGCACAGTTAGGACGCCTGTGGAGCTATTGAAACTGGCGTTTGACCCAGCTGCACCAGTGGCTGCAGTTAGACTTGTGATTGTGTTCTTGTGTTGTTCAGCAGCAGTAGCACTCGACGCAGCCGCTGTTGCTGAGGCTGCTGCATTAGTGGCTGCAGTTTCCGCAGCGGTCTTGGATGCGGTGACAGAAGCAGTCGTAGAGGATGCAGTACCACTATTGGAGTAAAAACTGGAAGCCATCTAATGTATCCTATAATCTAATCGGTGTATGTCTGGGCGGGGCGTATGATCATAAGACCACCTGATTGCTCTGCTTCATTTGCTTGTTCTTGGATCTCAGTCATCATCTGAGCAAACTTTCCGTCAAAGGTTTGCGCTCGCTCATCCAGGTAGTAGTCGGCGGCGTAACCTAAGGCACCGTAGATGATCAGGTCAGATGCTGTCTTTGCTAGTGCATTCTCATCACTGTCTGAGGTCATTGCATCGAACTCACTATAATAGCTGATGCTGAGGGTGCCTGTGGTGGGCTCAGGGTAGAGCAATAGGTTTTCACCTTGGACTGAGAAATGCTTAGGCGTTCCTGTTTCGCCAACGTCTTTCATGGCGAGTATTTCGTGCAGAGGAATCCTAGAGAGAACTGTGAAGGCGTAGTAGACATCAATCATCTCTAAGAGGTTGTTTGGCACAATGACGTGGCTAACTTGAGCATCAATAGTGATTGCCTGGCGCTTCTCCATCGATGGTATTCTTAGGGTTCTTTCGATCCTAGTGATTGACTGGGAGATGAAGGTGTCAGCCAGACTATCTGTAATATCACTACGGTTTAGTAGCTCCTTGAAGTGGGTCCGTATGGCACCTTTGTTCATTTCCTAGGTCCTTCTTTTCTTTGGTGGCGTCTTGGCTGTCTTTGCTGCAGCCTTAAAAGCCTTGGCTGTCGGCCTACCTTTTGCACCTTTGGGTCTCATGGTTTCGCCTGAGCCCTTCTTGATCCTGGCTCTTTTCTTGTGAATATTCTCGTACAAGCTCATGGTTAAATCCTTTTGTCGGTTGCTAGAAAACCATCGAGACTTTCGTTCTTCAGTCTCTTTACGATTTCAGTTCCTGAGGCTTCCCAGATGTTGAAACCTTCCCGCATCCACTTCTCGACTACTGTGGTTGGAATAGACGCAACACGCATGAACTCACCTGATGGCTTACCGCTTGTTTGATTGCGGCTCTCTTTCAGATCGTCCATGAATGACTGGGATATAATCTGTGTGCTCTTCTGAATGACACTGTTGCCATCTTGTAGAAAGTCAGTCGAACCACTCAGTAGGTTCACACTGTTCTTTTTGGTCATTGACGTCCCCTTAAAAACAAAAAGAGGGCCACCCAAGTCACCCTGGGTAAGGAGAGCAAAAACCCAGAGCGACAAGGGTGACCCTCATCTGACCCCTAGGACCACCTAAGCGGTCCTAAGAATTAGTTCGTAGTGCTTACGACAAGCCTGTGATCATCACAGAGTCAGCGAAGTTCATGTGCTTACATGAGTATTCACCGACGATGCTGTGCTTGTCTGAATCACCAGTCTTAGCAAGCAGTGTACGTGCGAACGGACGCAATACAGCTGTCTTGAACATAGACGGGTCGATGAGCAGCGCATGTGTCGAGAGGAGCTCACGATTGAGCACACAGCGGTATTCACCATACGGGCTGACATACAGGTCAATAGCATTGACCAATGTCTTCCCTTGGGCGATCTCACGGTTACGTCCAGATGATCCAGCGAACCCAGCAACGATTTGTGCATCGGCTGGCTTGACCATAAACGTAGTTACGTCAGAACCGTTGTTGTACGCAGTTTGACCCGCTGTCAGCAGCTTTGCTTCTGTCAATGGATCCGTTGAGTTTGAACCAGCGTCAACAGTAGTTGAGATCTGGTTGATCAACGAAGCCATCTTACGTGCAGCTGATGAGCTACCCGTTACAGCAGCCTGCGCGCGACCTACAAAAGAAGCTTCCACGTCTTTCTTGATAGCCTTAAGGGCTTTAGAAAGCTGGTGGGCTGTTTCTTTGGCACGTCCGTAGGTTGCCACCGCATCCGCTGTTGCACTCACCTGGAAGCTTTCTTCCATGATCTGGGTTGTGTTGGAGCGCATTGTGGTCGGCGTAAGTGTACCGATAGATGCGTCTGCCCCTTCAACGATTGCGTTGTCGGCATCGGATGCACGAATAGCGTCTTCTTGCCATTCGAAAACACGGGCGCTTACTTTCTCAGTTTTCATGAGAGTAAACATCGGTGTATCCAGAGGGCTGATGTCAGTAATGATGTCGCTGACGTCCTCTTTTTTACCGATCTGGTTATATGTAGTATAAGTTGCCATTGTCTTGGGTCTTTCTATTAATAAAGATGTTGAACTAGATTAGCGCTGCCAACGCGCCATCAGTGCATCACTCACATCGTCTAGATCCGTACTATTCTTCAGAAGCTCACGCGCTTTCTTTTGTTTCATCGTGAGAACGTCCTGGTCTGTAGCAGGGGCCTTAGTAGTTTTAAGAACTCTGCGCTTACTGTCTTTAGACTTGATGACCTTAGCTTTGCTCTTCTTGGTGTTAGCCGTTGCTTTGGTCTGGTCGTATAGACGCGCTTTGTTCAGGATCTTGATGACAGCAGGGTCAACATATTGATCCACTTGTTCCTGGGCTAAGCCTTGGCTCACAGCGTAGGTGCGGATGTCGTTGTACATCTGATTGCCCCACTCTGGGATATCGGCTTCAAGGACCTTCACACATTCCTGTGCCGCCTTTTGCATCTGTTCTTGTTGTTGTGCTTGGGCGTTACGATAGAATGCGTCAGACTCCTCTTTGAGGAACTTCAGATCTGCTTCAGCTGATTTGTGTTCACGGCGTAACGAAGCAAAATCATCAGCAGACATCTGTCGGGATGCGACAAGCATATCTACTTCAGCATATGGCTTCATCCGCTGTTCAGCCCTTTCGAGCAGCTTCTGATAACTGACGTGTGCTTTCTGCAAGGCCTCATCGGCCTCTTTGCGTTTGGCAGCAGTTTCTTGAGACTTACGGGTTAGGGATGCTTCTTGGCCGTAGAGCCGTTTAAGATCCTTTAAGGATGCCTGTTTGGTTTCACCGTCCACTGCAATTTCAACCAGGGTGTCATCAGAGATATCAATTTCATCCGCTTCCTGGTCTTCGTCTTCGGTGGTTGGCTCTTCCTCTTCGTCAGGGTCCTCATCGGTTTCATCTTCGGTTTCATCGACTTCAGTATCTTCCTGGTCGTAATCAGACTCGTCCTCTGTCTCTTCGAGGGTTTCGTCTGTTGCCTCTAGTTCATCATCGTCGGATAGGTTTTCACCGTCTGACCATCTTCCTAGTAGGGCGTCTGCAGCATCTGACAGATCGTCAAAGGCTGCTGGTTGAGTTGGCGTTTGCTGGACGTTGTTAGCCATGGTCCATATCCTCCTCTTGGCTGATGTCGCCTTCTTGTTGTGCGTTCTTCGCCAGGATTTCATCTCGGATCTGAACGTGTTGTTTTAAAGTGTTCACCACGTCAACCAAGGCGCGGTATTGGTAATAGGTTATGCCTCGTTCTTTGTTTTCATCTGGCTTTGAGTTCACAAAGTTGTGGAAGCATTGCTCAACCATCTTGTTGACTACACGGTTGAATGGCTCGGACCCCAGCAAAGCAGCTGCGTCCTCACCTTGGCTGATGAGTTCTTGCTCGTTCATAGTTTTGCTCTCTTTTTGGTGGTTTTAGTCTGGGGGTTTACCCAGTTGGTGAAGCGATAGCCCTGACATCGTCAGCGGTTGCCGCAATCTCTAGTTCAGCCTTATCGACGAACTGTTTGTGCTCCAGCTGGGCCTCTTTGAGATCCATGCTGTCACTAGCAATGGCAGCGCTGTTCTGTGCTTTCATTTGCTCTAGCTGTAGTTTCATCTGACCAAGCTGCGCGTCCATCTGTGCCTTCATCTCAGACACGGCTGTCTGACGCTCTTGGATTTCCATCTGTTTCTGCTGCATTTCCATCTGCATTTGCATCATTGGATCTGGGCCTTGCTCAGGCAGTTCTTGTGGCATCGTCAGATAGTCTTTGACGTTCTTAATGCCGTTCTGCTCCATCACATGTGTCATCAGGTTGTACTGGTTTTCTGGTGTGTACATCGTTGACAAGGTTTCATCAGAAGACATCAAACCATGCAGAGATAGGTACTTCTGAGCTTCTTGCTCTTGTTCACCATAGCCCAAGTGTAGTTCGACAGTCACATCACGTTTAGAACCCCATTCAGCTGGGGAAACTTGAACGTAATCACCAGCAATCTCAACGATCTTACCTTCTGGCTCATTCTCAACGACCAGCTGGTACATCAGCTGATACAATGGTTTGAGGAAACCGTTAGCAAAGTTGCGTGCAATGATCTTCTGGCGCTGCTGAGACATAGTTGCCAGCTGTTCAACCATAGCAGCGCTGTTCTGCTTGCTGATTGCATCTTTGTTGAGGCCCTGAGATAGCCTAGAGACGCCTGTGGTGTCCTCTTTGTCTTCGTCCAGCATCTGAATCGTCTGGAAGATAAACGGGTTAAGGGGCGCCTGTGGCATAGGGTTAATTGCATCGGGGCGTGAGACATTCACAATGCCGCCAACACGGTTGTCAATAAGTTCTCTTGGGTTCGTTAGACCACCTTTAACCACTGTGTAGCGCGGGTTATTTGTCATCAGCGCGTGATCTAGGATAGACCTAGTTAGCACCGTTCTGGCT